ATGAAGACATTGGAAGAAAGAGTCACTTATATCGGAGAAATCGATATCCGCAGAGATTCGGCATTTAAGACCGCGCCTGCGGCGGTCGTGAATTGCTATGTCGACATAATTAATGGAGAACAAGTTTCCGTCACTCCGGAAAATCTTTTTATCGATATGCTTGGCGCGTATCACAAAGTAACCGTAAAAATGCCCGAGCATTTGCTCGACAACAGCGGAAGTGTCGATGCCATAAAGCAGCACCTTGACTATATCAGAGTTAATGTTACCAAGAAGCTGTTGGAGAATGGAACGCTCATCCGCCGTGGGAACAAATTTTCCTGGGCATAAAAGTAGGAAGTGGAGATAGAAAGTATGGAAGAAGCACCGAAGCGCAAGACACACACCTCGACGGCGGTCAAGCGCCGTTACAACGAAAAGACATATGACATGGTTCGCGCCAGCTTGCCGAAAGACTTAGTCGCGCGATTCAAAGAAAAATGCGAGGCTGACGGTGTACCGCAGGCGCAGATTATCAAAAAAGCAATCGTCGACTTTTTAGGCGACGAAGAATAACGGAAACAGATAAAAGAGCAGCCTCGCAGAAGAGACTGCTTTTTTAAATATTTTTTAAAAAACTTTTGAAAAACTGTTGACATACTCGGCATAGTATGATATAATATAGACAATGAAAGAGCGGAAAGGTGATCAGAATGACAGCACTCGAAATTATGGCAGCGATAACCAAGGCGCACGAAGAAGATTACAACGCGGTTTTCGGAATCCGCACCGACGACGCGAGCATGAACATCGGCGACGCTTGCAGACTCTCGCACGAGTGGGACTACGAGAACGGATGGGAAGCCGAGGGCTACATGGACGGCACATGCGCAACTGGAATCGGTTATCTTTGGTTTGACGGCGAGCAGGATGATATCGACGAAATCAACAAGGCTCTCGAGATACAGAAAGATTATCAAGGCGCACATCAGTACGTTGTCATGGGCAGTGGCTGCGAATACGGCAATGACCCCGCAGAGATTGTAATGACCGATGCAAAGGTTATAGCGGTTATAAGATAAAAGCGCACAAAAAAAACAAAAAGCCGGGCAAGGGATTTCTCCCCTGCCCGGTCGTTTTTTAATCCTAAGTTAGTCGCAAGTTGTAAGCAAGTTGGTTTCAAAACGCACGGAAAACGCACGGAAAACGCACGGAAGTTACCCGCAAGAAATCATGCCGAGAAGCTTGAGCACCGCCACGATGATACCCGCGCCGTAAAGTCCCAGCTGATTAAGCAGATTAAAAATGATAGCTGTTATCATCACTCCGCCTCCTCGTCTGTGCCCGGGTCTTCAATCGCCGAGCCTTGCTCGTGGAGATACTTGTCTGCGGTCTGTGCCGCCTCCGTGAAGCTGTTGTTTTTCCAGTATGCCGAAATTCCGACGAGCACCGAGAAAATAACGCTGACGACGGTGTAAAGCTCGTTATAGTCGGCAGGAATAGGAGCTTTTCCCGCAGCGGAAAGCGCCATGTTGACGAGCGAGATGATCAGCAAGATGCCACGCACCCATGTGCCGACCTTGACGTTGCCGATGTTTGCAAGAATGTCTTTGATTTTGTTCATTATATTAGTCCTCCTCATATATAATATCGAGCCCATAAGCAACAGCTGCTTCGTGCTCTATTTTACAGCCACGCGCCTCTTTCCAGCCTTTGCAGAAAAACACGGCATGACAAAGCGACATGTTTTCGAGTGATTTTGCCAAAAAGCAGAGTGGTATATTTTCAACGCCCCTCTTTTCCATATTTTCGCTGCTATACCATTCATCAGTAAACAAAGTGTTTACTACTTCATACCCTTTAGCCTTGAGTGCTGTTATAGCGCGTTCTCTCGTCGTCCTTATCTCGGCTTCTGATTTTCCACGCATCGGTTGTGATAACATTGCCTTTTTCATTTTGATAGCCTCCTAAAATATGTTATCTATGCCCTGCGCAGCGAGAAAATCCCGCTGCTCGTGCTTGATTTTCGCGGCGTATTCGAGCGCATCGCTCATATCGCCGTTACAATGCGCGTCCGGTATGCGCTGGACTGCGCGGGCGGTTGCTTCGCTTACGGCAAGCGCGGCGTTTGTACTTGCAAGCAAGTTCTTCTCAAAAACTTTTCGCGAGTTTTCCTGTTTTACGCGCTCTGCTCCGAGCTTCGCTTCTTCTTTTTCGCGGGCTTTTTCGCGCCTTGCCTCTTCTGCCGCTCGGGCGGTTTCGCGCTTTACGATGCTCCGCTCCAAAAGCCACACAAAAAATCCGACAATGGCGACGGTCACCGCAGACGGTATTCCGCATATCGCGGCGATTTCTCTCACGGTCATCCGACTACCTCCAAATATTTGACGGCAACCCAGCTCGCAATATCCGTCAAAAGTGCTTCACGGACTCCGCCGTTTACCTGTATTTTCCCGACGGTATGTGTCCTTGTCAACTGAGTGTTAGGGACTATCGAGCCTCGTGCCGCCGTGAGTCCGCCGTAGGTCGCGCCGGACTTTATTTTGACCTTGCTGCCGACCGAGACGGTCTTTGCAGACGACTGCAAAACGGTAAGGTCGGCGGTATAGACCCAGCTGTTTATCTCCTTGAGCAGTGCTCGGCTTCCGCTGACGGTCTTGACCGTGTGCTTTTTAAGCTTGACCCACACTGGAATCTTCTGCCCGGTGGCGTACTTGCTGCCCTTGATTTTGACGATATCGCCCGCTCTGACGGTTGCCGCTGCAGGCTTGTCCTCGCTCGGCTTGACTGTCGGAGCGGACTTTTTCTTTATGCCGTAAAAATTGGCAATGGCAGATACGATAGCCTCTGCGCACTGTCTCTGTCCTGCGGCGGTCTCAACATGTTTTCTGTCGCTCGCGGTGTCAATAAATACGGTCTCTATAAGCAGAGATTCGCATTTACAAGAGCGGACAAAACCGAAATAGTCCGTGCCGTTTGACGGATTGATTTTGACCTTCGCGCCTCTGTTGCGGATGCCGAAGGTATTAGCAATGCTCTTGCTGATTGCCGCCGCGAGTTTCTTACCCGTCGAGCTCTTGTGCTTATAATAGACCTCCGAACCTGTGCCGCCTGCGGCGTTAAGGTGTATCTCTATTGCAAGGTCATAACCGTGCTTGTTGACGTGTGCTATGCGCTCGGTGAGATAAAGCGTTGCGTCATAGTTTATGACATCGGCTGTGCAGGCGTAGCCTTTAAAAATCTCGCCTATGTACTTGCCGATTTCTCGACCGATTTTGAACTCCTGATAGTTCCCGCCGAGAGCGCCGCTGTCGTAGCCGCCTTTGGCTGATTTTCCGTGTCCTATCGATATGCAGATATTCATTTACTCTGCCTCCTCAAAATATATTCCGACGAGCTGCGACGGTACATAGTGCAGTATAGTACCTTGACCGTTGCTGTCGTCGCGTATGCACTTGTATGTTTTGCCGCCGTCGGCATAATATAGGTCTTTATAGTACCTCATGCCAGCCGCCGCTGTAATAGGATTATCAATCGTGCCGTCCTCGCCGACCGTGATAGGCTCCCAGTGCGCGGCGGTGTTTTCCGGCAACCATGTCGGATTGGCGGATATCGCGTTGTAACACTTATACAGCCCGCTCGGTCTGCGGACTATACTGCCGACAGCATAATCGACATACCCGCTCCAAAGCGGATAAAGCTCTGCATACTCAAGTACCTCCGCGTCCGTCGTGATTTTTGTCAACACGCCGTTGATTTTGTCGCGATAAGTTTTTGCCTCTGCGCGTGTCATGCGCTGTCACCTCCCGTAATTATTTCAAGTGCTTCGGAGTCAGATATCGGGTCATCGTCATTCTGCGGCTGCTCCGTCCACACCTGCGTTATTTCTGTTTCAGTCTCCGTCCACGAGTCGGTGTAATACTTGCCGTCGGACGGATATTCCGCCGTGATTATCGGCTTGTAGCCGTTGGCGAGGTATATTGACGGGTCGTTTGTAAACACGTCGCCGTCCGCCGTTTTTATCGGTCGCGGCGCTCCTCTGAGCTCGCCGTCTATAAGTTTTCCGTACATCATTTAATCACCCCCATGTGAAAGAGCCCGCGCCCTGATTATAGAGCGCCGTTTTGCCTATAAGATCATAAAGGCACGGCACACCGTTTGCATCGAGACACGGGACAAGCCGCTGTGCATCGCCGTCGGTGTAGCTATATAACCGCATAACAGCCTTATTGCCCGACCAGTTGTTGTTGCCGACGTCAAATATCAATCCGTTTGTCGGCGTCTCGAAGTCGGCGACATCGCTCCAAGTTTTTTTTAAAATATCATTGACCCACACGCCGGCTTTGTTCATTCGGATTTTTGTTCGTTCCAATGATGAAGCCGTCGTAAAACGATGTTTTTGATATTCAGAAAAATCGCCGGAGAAAACATGCGGACTCTTGTTTTGAAACAGTGTAAGATTATTTTTCGATGCGCTCTCACGCGAACCGAATACACCCGCGTCCCTGTTTATTTCACCGACTATCCTGAAATCTATGGTGATATCAGATTCCTGCGTCAGCTTGCGTCCGGTGTCGATATACTGGCTGCCCGAGGACTGCAAAAAGCTCACGGGATTGAAGTCATCCGGCAGACCTTCGATATGCCGCGCGGCACGCGAAAAAAGTTCTCTTCTTCGCCCCATCAAGTGCCCTCACCGACCTTCTGCGCCGCCAAAATTTTGTCTTTGAAGCTCAGCTCCCATGTTTCGCCGTTTTTAAAATCCGGCGCAGTGCCGATATATCCGGTGCCCGCGGGCAGAGTGACCGTTATATCGCCACTCGCCGCGAAGTTCAGGCGCATCCAGCACTCAAAACTGCCTGTCGGATAGGTCAAGGTTAGCGTTGTAACATCAGTCAAGCGATATTCCGTATTGTCAGCAAGTGTTATCGTTGTGCCACTTGTGACCTGCGACGGCTTAGCTTGTTTGTTGTCCCATATATTGACCTTTTCGGCGGTTATCTCATCTAAAATGCTCTTGTTATCGTGTTCATGGGCTTTATTGGCAACCGGAATATATGTGTTGTTGATAAAATTCTGCAAGCTAACATCAACCGTGCCTGCTGCGCCCTGCAAGGTAACGCCTATATATTTTGCGTACATACCTGCAAGCGCGTAATATATAGCCGTGTCAAGTCCTGCTTTTACGGTATTTTCTTCAATCTCAGCCCACGGAAATTCTGTTTGGACTTCTTCGGGCAGTTCGTAGTTGACATCTGCTGCTGTTGCTGCGCCACCGCCGCCCGATATCTCTTTGCCGTCAAACTGCAATTTGCCGTCCTTATCTGACAGGCGGTCGAGGACATCTTTGTTGACGTGGGTGTGGCGGGCTGCGGAATTTAAGGCTATCTCCGCTTCGATCGATTTACTCACTTGCTCTGTGCCACTTGGTATCGCATACAACGCAGTGCCATAAATCACGGGGGCTTTGCCAATGATATCGCCATCCGCAAAAGCCACCAGCTGCGCGGCTATCTGCCCCGGTGCAGGGATGATATCACTCATCAATGTGACAGTCACATATCCGTCAACAGGGGTTAATAACTCGGTCTGCAAATATTCTCCGGCTGAGGATTCGAAATACACTCTGTAACCGTCTGCCTCTTCGATATGCTCAGGTACAGGCAAGGCGAGATTTACAATATTGTTCTCGCCCTGGTAGCCTATCTCATAACCGCGCGGGCGGCTGTAATTGACTTTAATCGTTCTTGTCTGCATCTTTTTCCGCCTCCCCGTCCGCTTGTTTTTCGCAGTCCGCAAGCATATCGGACAGCAGCTCGATTTTGCCGCAAGCCTTGGCAAGCTCGACTTTATTGACCTCCATTTGCTGTATCAGCTGCGCGTTGTGTTTTTGCAAGGCGTCGCCCTGCGCTTTGACCTCTGCGATTTTCTGTTCGATTTCTGATTTTGTCATAATAGCCCCCTAAGCGAGTTTTTTGTAGTCGCCGCTGTCGTTAAATTCGGCATACAGTCCGGTGGTGTCTAAAAATAGCCGTCCGGTGTAACCGCCGCCGGAAGTAAGCTTTAAAGTCATGCCACTTCCGTTTGTTCCACTCGAGTAGATTTCAATTCGCGCCGGAACTGTGCCTTTGGTGTTGTTGACGATTTGCAGCAGTGCGCTCGCGTCACTCGTAGCACCAAGCTCCGCGCTTACATCGTTCGCGCCGTTTGGCGCATGCGCGATAAACCCGATGGCATCGCCGCCTGTCGCAACACTTAAAGACTCGTTTACCTCGACTTTTTTGCGAAATCTTGCGTTATCTTTTTCTATCACGGCATAATCGGTGTTCCAATGGTTTACAAGCGTGGCGTTTTCTGCTTTCTCGCCAAATCGGAAACCGTTTGATGTAACGCCAAGCGCGGCGGCAGGCTTCGGCGCGGCGAGCGTCGCATAAAACTTCGTGCCAATCAGCGTATTGTTAATGTCAAAGTACTCATAATTTGCGCCGGTTTGCATATTTGTGGTGTAATACATCTGCAAATATCCGCTTGACAGGTCGGTCTTAAATCCGCTGTTTTCTATTGACAGCTGACCGCCGTCAAGGTTTATATCGCCGCCTGTGATGTTGATGTCGGAAGCTTCGATGTGACCGGATTCGAGGTTAAAGGAAAATCCGTTTGTGCCGCCGGTGATGATACCCGTCGTTATAGCCGTTGCGTTTATGCCCGCTCCGGTCATGGCGTTGGTGTAGGTCTTGCCGCCGTCTGTGGTGCAACCTATACCGCCGTAGGTGCATTTAACGCCCCTCAAGCCGTCTGTCGCGAAACATTCCCATCCGTCCGGGTTTCCGTCCTTGTCGAGGTCGAGAATGCGGTAATATCCGCCGTTTGCCCCGTTTATAGCGTCTGTAGCGGCTTTTATTGCCGCTTCCATCGAGTTTTTAACCTTGCTGAGTTCAAGCTTTACGGACGCGCTGACAGAGTCGAAAGACATCTCCGTTGTGTCGAGATTGGGAGATGTGATTGTGGACTGCAAGCCGCCGGAGAGGTCTAACTCCTGCTGTGCTACATAGACGGTATATGACTTGTTGTTTTTGTCTTTAACGGTGATAATATCTCCGACCTCCACACACGGGTCTCCGCGCCATGTACAAGTTGACGGATACCATGTACGCCCGTTATACCGTGCATATATCGCGTCTATCTCGGCATGGGTAACAAGCGGATTTGCAAAAGACAGTGGAACTCCTGCGCCTTTCGTATAGACATCTTCGTCCTCGCCCGCTGTAACCGCTTCTATTTTGACCGCGCTCTCTGCGGACTTTTTAAAACCGTTTTCCCACTGGACATCTGCCGTCACGGTGTAGTCATAGGTACTGCCCGGACTAAAAAACCACGAGATATAAAGCTTTCCGACCGTGTTTACTCGCGCAGACATTCCCGCGCATCCGACGCAGTAGCCGAGCACATCTCGCTCGCTCTGCTCTGTCAGTTCTGCGGCTGTTGCAACACCGATAACATGATTTTTCAAGGCAGTCTGTGCCGCCGTATCGACATATGTAACGCTCAAGCCGTGCATACTCGCGATATTCTCGACGACATCTTTCAGTGTCGTGGTGTCCGTCACGGTGATAGACGGTGTCCACTTGCCGCCGAGTTTGTCTATCTCATCATAGCCGGTGACGGTCAAGGTCTTTCCGTCGTCGTCCGTCTCCGGCTTCTCCGTCGCAAAATATCCGCAAGGCGTATAATAATATGTTCCGTCCGCCAGGAGCACACCACTTTCGATAAATGCTATCTTGTCGCGGTAGTTATAGGTGGGTGACGGATTATTAAAAGTTGCGGAATAGGAGCTTGAGCCCACACTTCCGACCGTTGCGTCCTCGTCTCCGTTGAGAACCTGTGTCACGCTCAAGCTCAGTAAGCCGTCCGTTACGACGACCTTATCCGAGACAAAAGAGCGAATCCCGAGAGCCGTCACATAATGTCCGAATGTTATCCGGTTGATTATGTGACGAGTCCGCTTGGCATAAGCAGTTCTTACCGCTGCGCGTTTTGTCGCGTTGATTATCTTATACACTGCCCGTGCCCCCTTACATCTCGGTCAAATTGAAGCTGACCTCTTTATAAGTCCAAAGAGTCTCGCTATATATTCGCTCTATATCTGCTTCGAGCGTCGAGCAGTAGAATGTCTTTGTGCCGAATGTGCCCGTTTTCGGGTTCGGCAACCAACAGTCGAAACTGTCGGCAAGGATAATGTCCGCGATTTCTGCATACTGCGTGTTGTTCAATCCGCTCGGCATCGTGGCGGTGTATTTGTTCTTTCCCGTCACGATATCGCGGAACATTGTTCCCGTGTTGTTGTCACGCCCGCTTTTGCTGCTGTCGATGATATTTATTCCGGGTTTCAAGCCCATCGGCGTGGGAAGTGTTTTCCATGTCGATGTACCCGTTTTTTTGATTTTCATCACGGCTATACTCATACGCTCACCCCCGCGAGCGGCGTTTTGCCAGTTCTTCTGACAACGCCGTTATGGTATTCAATTACCGATTGCCCGACGACCTTTCCGTCGAGCGTGGTATAAATTGAAATTGATATCGGGCGTGAGTTATCCCCGCCGAGTTCATTCATGACCTCGCGAACCGCCTGCTTCATCGTTGATAGAGGCGAAACAACTTCGGGCTCGCGCTTGTTATCGCCGAGTATGGCAGTGTATTCGCCGTAGTTTCTCGGGACAACTGTACCTGTTGCAAGGCGAGGTATGCTGACGGTAGGCAGATTGAAGCCGAACTTCTTGCCGCCTATTCCAGGCACCCAATCGGGAATATTCCACGAGATTCTATTTGCTTTATTGACAACGGTATTAATACACCGCTCAACGAGCGATATAATACCGTTAAGTCTGCCACGACCTGAGTTTTTGATTGAATCCCACATTCTCGACGCGCCAGAGGTTATTTTATTCCAAAGGTCAGACGCGCAGTTTGCGATTCTTGTTCCAAGTGATTTTACGGCGTTCCAAGTCGATGCAAAAGCGTCCGAAACCGTCTCTGTTGATATCGTAATGCCCAGCATTGACGCGCCGATTTGTATCAACGACAGTTGCATGGTTATAAGACCGACTACAAGCATTGCCGTGCCCATAGCTTTTTTGCCCCAGTTGATTATAGTCTGCAACCAGCTCGGGAGCTCTGAAAAGGCGCCGCTTTCTCGTCCGACATCAGTGCCAAACTTAAAAGCCAAGATTCCGGCAGCTATCAACGCGATGTTTCCGGTCGCTATGCCGATTACAAGTAACGCTGTCCCCAGAGCAATCGAGCCCCATGTTACCACTTGTTTTAACCAGCTCGGCATTGCTTCAAATGTTCCGCTTGCCTTGCCGTATGCTACCGCTGTGGCGTAAAGCGTGATACCTGCTAAAATTAATTTTATACTGCCTAAAGCAAGTCCAGCCACGAGCAAGGCGACACCGACTATCATTCCGCCCCATGTAATAACTTGATCTACCCAATCGGGCTTTGTAAGCGTTCCTGTGCCCTCGCGCATCACTACGCCCATCGCTATAAAAGCAACGCCCGTAAGGATTGCGGGAATTGAGGCTGTTGCGATACCGACAAGCACCAGTCCAACACCGGCGAGAGTCATCGCCTGTGATGTTACTCGCTTTATGTTGCTGTCCAAGTCGGCTATCTCGTTATCAAACGACGGTGCAGTCGCGCTGGAAGCACCTGCGTCACTGCCCGAACTGTTATCGCTGAGCTGATTCAGCTCGTCGAAACTCGCAAGGCTTCGAGAAGCTTTTTCCGCCGCCTTGCCGACCTTGCTTGTCGCCGTTGCTTGCTTATTAAGTGCCTTTGCGTTTCTCTGCATCTGTGATACAGATTTGCCGAAAAGCGCGGCGGTAAACGACGCGAGAAAAGCCGATGCTTGTTCGAGCGCGTGCAGTAACGCTTTAATCGCAGGCAATGCAAACTCGTATATCGGCTGAAACGCCGTCAAGAGATTACCTTTTATGTTGGCAAGAGAGGTCTGTATCTGCTTGTCCGACGAGGTCATAGAGGTGAGCAGCTCTTTAAGCTTTCTGAGTGCCTTTGTTATGACCGTAAAAATGAAAACTCGCTTTGCAAGACCGCCTATACGCTTGACAAATTTATCAAGACCGACAGTAGCTCCAGTCAAGCTCTTTTTAAATCCCGCAGGTGCTTTGGCGCTCAGAGCTTCCCGGAGCTTTGTTTTCGCAATATCGGCTTTACTTTTGAGTCCGCCGAGCTTTTTCTCTGCATCTACGATAGCCGCTTCGGACGAGGCAAGCTGAGCGGAACGGTCGGTCTGGTGTTTCGCTTCGGCTTTACTTTCAATCTTTTCGATTCTTTCAAGAACTTTGTCATATTCCGCCTGCAAGCTGTGGACTTTGTCAACCCACTCGCCGGATTTGCCGTCAGCTCCGGTAACGCCATGTTCCCACTGCTTGTCATATTCGGCTACTTGCTGTTTTGCTTCGGCGATTTTCGCTTTGAGCGTTTCCGCCTGTTCTATCAGCGGTTTTGCGGCTTCCGGCTCGATATATCCGTCGTCAGATTTGAGATTTTCATATTCCGTGCGCAGTCTTTCGACTTCGGCTATCTGCTTTTCGACTTTGGCATTTGCTTCATCGACATTGTTCTGCAACCGTTTCATCTTCGCCGACGACTGGTCGACTTCCTTGCCGCTGAAAGCTTGCTTTACTCGCTGGTACATGCGCGATACCGATTTATTCACCATGTCCGTTGCTTTATTCACGCCGTCCGTGTCAAATTTTGTGTCAAATTTGAGAGAGCCGTCAACCATTCAATCACCCCCCCCGCTATCCTAAAAGTTTATTGAGCGCGTCACGTTCTGCCTGTTCCTGTGCCGAGTATTTGCGCTCGATGTCTATCATCTTTTTGTGTTCTTTGTAAAATTCCTGCTCCCACTTGTCGAGCCTCTTGTGTCTGTTCTTCTTTTCGCGGATAGAACGGACTGTCGAGAAAAGGCACTCGCCAATCTCTGCGAAATAGCCGAGAAATGTCCACCAATGCATATAGGGCACGGCGCGGACTTCCTGCCCGGCGGTCTTGTTTACTGCGGAAAAAATCATCTTTTCGTCCTGAGACCAGGACATGACCTTTTTCTGTCGCTGTTGACCTACTTCTTTATAGTCCTCACCGCCATCAAGAAACCACGACGCTTTTTCAATCGCCTCGTTGCAAGCTTCTCTCGGTATCGAGTCCGGCTCTTTATATAAACAGTCCAGCATAACCGCCATTTTGTCATACTCATTGAGTTCCGGGTCGTCAAACGCCTCGAAAATGACAAGCGCAACGCGATAATCGGAACAGATAGAATATTCTTTGCCTGCCACTTCGAGCGTGGTCGGAAGATAGCCTATCATAAGCTATTTTTAAACCTCGCGGCTTCGGCTTCGTACTTTTTGATACGGGCTTCGGCTTTCTTCTGCTCGGATTTTATGTCAGTTTCTATAATCGGAAGAACTGCATTGAAAACGCGCTCGAAAAGCGGAACGCCGCCGCGAGTTGAAAGCGGTGAAGCTGTGCCGAACAGAACGCCGGACACCTCGGAGTTGAAAATATAGTCGAACTGACCGCAGATAAACTTGCCGAGGTCGCGGATTCCGTCAGCTGCCGTCTCATCGTCAAGGTCTGCGGAACCGTCGCTCTTTATCTTTACGTTCTCGTATTTTTTCATTTCTTCGTTTATATTGTTTTTAGCGTTCCGCAGACGCTCTATAAGTCCGTAGTCGGCGGTATCTATACGGACAATTCTCTGCGGATCGCCATTAATTTCGTAGCTTTTAAAGCCGTCGTCAAAGTTTATACTCTGTCGCTGCTGTGCCATGTTTTACCTCCTAAAAAGGGAGAGAGGCTGCCGAAGCAGCCCCCCTTTTTTGATTACTTGGACGAATCTGCGGTAAACGTTTTTGTTGCCGCATCAAAAGTTCCCTTTGTGCGTCCGCCGTTGTAGTGGATTTCAAAGGGAATCTGAACGCCGTCTTCGCCGCCTATCGACTGCGGAATGATAATAGCGTTCTCGCGATACGCCCACTCACACGAGCCGTCGGTCTTGAACAGCGCGTCAACGACAGTTGTTTCAAGAGCCGAGCCAGTCGCGCGGTCGTTGATTATAGACGCAAGGTGCTCATAGAGCGGGTCGCCACTATAAGCATAATAAGGGTCAACAGAGCCCTGCGGCTCGTAGCCCTTGACATTGGTCGAGTTCTCGCCGAGTATGTTCTTTTTGGTCTCCGAGTCCGGATTCAGCTCAATCGCATACTCTTCAAGGTCTTTACCCAGTCGGACATAATTAACGGTAGTGCCGTTAAAAGACGCATCGATATAGTGCGCAAGATATTTGCGCTCTATTTTCTGATTGGTAGTTTCAGCCATTAAAAGTTCTCACTTTCCACGGTGTATTCGGCGTAAATTTGGAGCTGATATGTCACGCCGTCATTGACATTGCCTGTTGGCACTGCAAAAAGCATCGCATTCGCGCAGCTCATTTTTGTTATCTCGCCCGGCAGCTCTTTGCCGTCAACAACAGCAGTCACTGCGATATGCTTTTGCTTTTCAAGCCAATAGGTCAGCTCCAATAAAAAAGCACTGTGCGCCAGTCGGTCAAACTCGTTAAACGGTCTGCCGTTGGCGTACAGCACAAAACTGTGTTTTCTTTTCTCGTTGCCTAAAATGTCGCTCCCGGTAAGCGTGTCGCCCGAAGAGTAAAGCCCGAAATCTCCGGTCTTATTTTCGGAAAAATCGACATGTAACCCGTTGCAAAAATCGTCAATTTTAGGGCACTGAGAAAGTAATTTTTTAACTGTCTCGATTATATTCATTTGTCCGCCTCTTCCTGCGCTTCTCTGAGGATGTCGTCTGCGTGGTCGGCTTTCATGCGCTCGAACCAATGTGACCCAGCAAGCGGATTTTTTGTCGTGTCATAGGTCAGCGGTCTGCCCGTCGGAGTCTTGCTCGGCGGACTCCACCAGCCGACGATAACGCCGTTTTCCTTTACCGGGATATTCGGACCGTAAATCTCGCCCGCATACAGATAATGTGCATACGGTCCGAGTTGCCGTATCTTTCCGGAGCCGATAACCGTTTCCGCAGTCAGCGCCTTTGTTGCCAAAAAGCCCGACTGATACGGTATATACGGTGTCATGTACTTAATAACCGCTTTGTCTATAACACACTGTATTTGGTGCGCCTTTTCGTTTGCGTTTTTCGCAAACTGCGGATTCCAATGCAAAGTGACATTAATTGCACCTGCATATTTTTCGTCTTTCGGTTGTTTTACGCTCACAGTGTCACCTACTTTACGGTAAGTTCGGTGTGCCGCATACGCTTCGAGCCATAGTCACAGACCTTGCAAGTCATGACCGTGTGGACATCGTACCCGTCAAAAAGCCTTTTAACGCTCAAGCTCTGCGCCTCATCGGACGAATTGTCAATCGTCAGAGACACAGAGTCCTTGATTATAAGGTCTTTTTGCGGTGTAAGGTGCAACTCGGACGGGACATAAACCGCCAGCGCGTCGCTTTCCGTCGTGCCCGTTTTCCCGGTCGTCGCGCTTGTGTTCGCACTCCAAAAGACGGCGGGCAAATATAACCTCTCATATTTGCCGTTTAAAAGGCGGTATACGGTTGCTTTTGCGTTGGTATACATCTTTACCCCCTGTACAGCAAACCCGTGTTCCCGAGCCACAGACGCAGAATATGACGACATTCCGCGCTTCTCTCGGTGCGCTCGTCCGCTGCCGACGCGTAAGACACGGAATAATCACCGACTTTTTCGGATGTTACGCCGCTGCGCTCGGAGGTTTTTGCCTCTGCCTGCATATTCTCGGCAAGCTCGCAACAGCAATTTTTGACATCGTCGGTCACTGTTTCGACACGCCCAAACGTGTACTGTTCAATAACCTTGGTGGCTTTGACCGCGTAAAAGTCAAAATCGCTCTTGTTTAAAGCCGCTTCGCGCCCCTTGAGATAGTCGTTTAAATAAAAGTCATATTCTGCGTACTGCAATTCGCTCACTCCTTGCCGTGCTTCTCCGCTTTATGCTTTTCAAGCGCAGTCTCGCCCTTGTATTCCTTACCGCAGATGTCGCAGCGGAATTTCTTTTCCTCTTCGGGAAAAATAAGACCTATTACCGTCATATCGCGTCACCTCACGCCTTGTGGTGCAGATAGATACCTGCAACCTTGTTTTCGTAGGCGTCGGCGATACCGACATTGCGATAGCCATATTTCCACGCATCGGCGGTCTGATTCTGGTCGGGCGAAATAAACTTCGGCGCGACGTGCTTCTGGAACTGGATAACGGCGGGCTTGTGGATAACCATAAAGTTGATATCCTTTGCGCCCGTTGCCTTTGCGTAACCGCCTGCGGTCTCGTCAACGGTAGAAGCGCCGTCGCCCTGACCGGTGGTGATGGTTTTACCGGATTTCTGCGCAATCGCGGTGTAAAATCTCGACTGCGGGACATCGACAACCTTAGCAAAACGGGTAAGTACCTCGCGGCTCTTGGTGGTGTCCATATCCTGTACAAGTCCGTGCAGGGTAGGAGTAATGTAAAGATATCTCTGCTCGGTGGGGATTTCGTCCTCGTCCATCTTGGTGATTGCGGCTCTGAGTGCGGTAATTACTGCCGCGCCATCGGAAAGAGTCGCACCGGCGGCAACCTTGGATATGCCGGTAATGCCTGCGTATTTCGCGAAACGGAAAGCGTCAAGCTCGGGGACGACCTTTGTTCTGATAAACTCGCCCGCGAGTCTGCCGAAGGCGATATTTGCGGTCTCCTGATTGTCCATGTTGTCAACCGTAAACATCCTACCTCTGTCAAAGTTGCACTGTACGGTCTCATTGGTCAGAGTGACATCACCGTCAACATAACCACTGTTACGGCTGTAATCGCCGAGACCGCTCATGCTGAGTTTGGGGATTATAAGCTCGTTGGCGTTTGCCCCGGCTCTGACAAGCTCTGCTGCGCCGTCAAGGTCGGAAGTAAGCGACGCAACCTTATAAACCTCGTCAAGCATTGCCACGAACTGTTTTGCAAGTGCTATACTATTTGCCATTAAATTTGACCTCCTTAGTCAATCTTGAGTCCCATAGCGGCTCTTATTGCCGCCTCTTCGGGGGTGTATTTGCTTCCAATGGGCATTGTGCCCGTGCCTGCCGCAAAAGGCGGCGCGGCGTTTACCTTTACCGCCGGAAATTCCTCTTCGGCGGCTTTAATTGCATCATCGAGTCCGTCAATGGTAAGGTCGTCCTTTACCTTAAGCTTCGAGCGGTCGATGATTTTTGAGAGCAGCTTTTTGTCATAACCCTCTTTTGAGCCGATTGCCGCCTCGATAAGACGGTCATTCGCTTGTTTAAGGGCATTTGCAAGGGCGGTCTGCTGTGCCTGCTCGCGCGAAGATATGCGATTATCGATATCGCCCAGCTCCTCGCCATCAGCCACGCCGAGCGCCTTTCGGAGTGCTGCTTCATAGATTTTGTTCTGCGTTCTGTAACCCTTTGCCTCGTTCCTCAGATCGTGCACATAATCTTCGGAAAAAGTCTTGCCTGTTGTAGGCGCGGGCGGTGTGCTCGGTGTCGGGTCGGTCTGACCTGCGCCGGGTTCGCCCTCCGGGAACAGCTTTAATCTTCTTGAAAAAATAAACATCTGGTTCATCCTTTCTGCGGAATCTGTCCGCATCGAAATTGTATAAAAACACCGCCATCAGGGCGGCATTAATATCGGGATATAAAAACAGCGTCCTGCATTTGACTGCAAAACGCTGTAATTATTGAATTATTACAATTTTATGTTAAATATTTTCGTGTATATTCGGTTTGTTCAAAAGATAGTTTTCCGTTTTTTTTACATATTTTCAAGACGACCGGTGCGGGTATTTCCTCTTTAAGCCCGTTGAGTCCACTTTTTTCACTATGATATTGTACCCAAACGTCATTTTTCCCCCAACATTTAGGCATACTTTTCAATCTCGTAAAATTGAGACCGTTTTTCAAACAATAGTCCTCAATCTCATGTTCATGCACATCAAATAAGTTACGCACATCAATCGCCTCCTCTCTGAAAAATTCTGAAATCACCTTTTGAATTGTATATCACCGAACTACTTTGACCGAAACATTCAAGTATTGCATAGTCCCCATCCGATGGTTGCATACAAATGAACTCCGTTCCTGGATGGGTATGACCGCTCCACCTATATCCCTCAGCTGCAAGAATCTTCGCATCTTCAATACCAATATTGACCATTTTTGTGTTGCCACGAATCAGCAACCTGCTGTTGCCCTTGGTAAATAATGCAAATTCATTGCCTGTTATCGCCGTAAGCGCCGTCAAATCACTCATTTTAACGCTTTTTTTCGGTACTGTTATACGGTTGTCGAATTCGGGAAGTTGTTCCAGCAACAGCTTTTGCCTGTTGTTAAGAGATGTTCCGAACTGCAAAATTGCGTTAGGATTGCCTCGTCCCGTATGTCGCTGTTCAATTGGTGTTTTAATGGTTAGACTTTTCGTTTCTATTATACCACTATTTTCTGGTTTTTCAACACTTATTAAGGCTTTTTCTACCGCTTTTACCGCAATCTTGCCCTGCTTATAATCAAATCCGGCAATCCGCAACCGTTCGGTCTGTGTTCTCAGCCCTGCGGCTTTTGAAAAGCGGGCGTATTCCTGATTTAATCGGGTATAACGCACCTGCGCGAGTTTGAGCCTTTCCTCATCGCCTGCCGCCTCGCGGACGGTTATCTCGCGCTTGCACTTGCGGATTGACCGCTCAAGTCGGCGCTGCATTTGCGTTGCCTCGTATGTTGTGTAATGCTTACCGTCATAGGTTATGCCCTCCGCGTTTTTGCGCTTAAAATCTTCAAGCTGTTCTGCGGCATATACGGGCTTCGACACGCCTAAGATAATCGGGAAAGCGGCATGACCGCAGTTAAGCGTACCGATACGACGCACAAGGCTATCATTAAGCTTTTGATACTCCGCGTCGCTGTACTGTTTGCCCTGTATCGGCTCATGGTCGGGAGCACTCGCGGCGTGTGCGGATATCTCCCAGCCGTCCGCGCCCATTTTGTCATGATCTTCGGCGCTTATTTTCTCTTGCATAAGCCCGAGACCACCCATGATATTACGACGCACGGCAGCCTCAAGTGATGTTCTTGCGCCGCTTTGATAGTCAACCGCGACAAGCCCTTTATCATACAGATTTTTACAAGCCTGCCGCACTGCCGTGTTATAATCCGTCGCGCCTGTAAACACTTGCTTAAAAGCGTAATCGCAACACGCATTGTATGCCTTGTATAGCGGTAATTCATTGCCGTATGGGTCAATCATGCCTATCGTCTGCGTGATGTTTGTAAAATCATCTTTAGCAAGCTCGACAGCAGCGGAAACTATCTGTTGCAGACTGTCGTTTTTTTCAAACGGTATTGACTCGGTCGGCAAATGTGACATATCAAATTGATATCCGTCTTTTGCCGACTGTTTAAAAAGCTTCTCCGTCTCGTTTTTCGACAGCTTCAACAGCTCCGCCACGCGCTTTTTTATTTCTTTTCGACTCGCGCCGAGCTGCTGCGCTTTCCATATCTGATATCCCGCCGTTGATGTTATTTCGCCCGCCTGCGCTATCCTGCGGGCTATATCGGCAAGCAAATAGTCCGTTACCGGGTCAATGACCTGTCCGGCAAGCACATTCAGCGCGTCTATCTTTTCGGGCGACAGCATTATTCATCACCGCTTTGCGTCAAGCTTTCTATTTCCGGCATATACTTTGCACGGATATTTTCGATATCCGCCGGAGTCTTGCACGGCTCCTCAAAATACCACGCTACAGCTATCTCGGGCTTAATCAAGCCCATCTGCACCATACCGACATACTCATTCCATGTCTTGTCGCGGTTATAAAGTACGCCGTCGCCATAGTCAAGTACCGCCTCGTCCGGGTCAATAGTGCTATGCCCGTTTACGCGGTAAATCTCGCCAAGCGCAGAACAAATTACAAGCAAGTCTCTGACCGCCTGCGTCCACGCGCTCTGCAAGTCGATAATCGTAAGGTTATAGTCGCCGTCAGAGGATGTAATCTCCGTCGCCGTGCGCTCTGCGGACTCGACATCCGACAGAATGCCGCGCTTAAAACCAATAAGGCTCTCGATGTTGCGCAAATACTCCGTTTTTCTTGCAAGATAGCTCTGCTCGCGGAACGCGGGTGAGAATATCGTCAGCCCGAAGTCCTGCGGGTCGCCGTCAAACCGTGTGAATACATCATCCACAATGCGCTTATTGCCGTTGCCGTCGCGCTTTATAAGGTCGTCAGATACCATTATTCGCGCTCTGCCGAGTTCAAACTCGCTGCACAGCTGTTGCTCATTGCGGTTTATCCTCGCGATAAGGTCAGCGGCAGGAGCGTATATTGATACGCCGTCAAAAGACCCGTCAACCGTGTTATAGAGCGGCGATCTAAGGCTCGCAAGCCCCAGCCCCGCAACGGGCAACTGCATTATAGGTTGTAATTTTGCGTATTTAGCAAGCGACGCAAGCGGCACCTCTGTTCCTAAAGTTCCGGCATCGCCGGAGCGGAAAAGTTTCGTCTCGATAGTCAACACATTGCCCGCCGTCCTGCGCTCAAGCAATGTGTAATAGTCGCCGCCCTCCACTGTCAGCTCTGCTGTGCCCACGCTCGTAAGCTCCCCGTGCTCGTTGCGTGAGAGTGGAACAAAACAGTCACGCCGTATCGGCACGAATATAAAACCGTCAGCGGTCGGCACGGGCTTTATAAGGCACTCGCCGGAGATTAACATCTGCTGAAACGCCGCTCGCCTCGTTTTTTCAATGTCCTCAAGCACCGACTGCGCAAATGTATTTTCCGAACTCGCGGAATACTCCGAAAAAGCCGTTTTTACAAGCTTATTGACTATAAGCACCGGGAGTCTCTGACAGTCGTCAAGGTCTTTGTCCTTGTGGTCAAAATACATTGTAAGCCACAGCTTTATAGCCTCTTGCATCTCCGCCGTTGTTATGTCCTTGACTCCAAAAGCATCGGAAAAGTTATATATTTTGTTGCAGTTAAGCAGTGCAGATATTACACTCATTTCTTATCCCCCGTGTTGATGATTATCTTGCGCATCTGCCGCGTACCGCGCTCAAATCCCTCGATATATGCCCTCAGACGGGCGTTTTCACTTTCAAGGTCAAATATCCTTGCCTTGAGTCTGCGCATCTCCTCTGCGGCACTCTCGCGGGCATAAGAGGGCAGATACTTATCGCATATCCACCGTTTAATCCTTGTCATCCTTATCACCCCTATATCCCATCCAACGCAGCTCACGCCGCAGAATCGTATAACAAAAATATCGCATATCGTCCATCGCGTGGTCATATTCTTTTACAACCTTGTCAACGGTTGACTTTTCGTCCCATCGGTATAGGCCGAATTCCCTAAGAATATCTTCGCAACTTGAATTTATTTTTACAGCTCCGCTTTTTATCATTTCCGAGGTCACGCGGATTCCGTCGATAACATCATTTCGTGCTTTTCTGACCGAAAACTTACCGTGCTTGCGTATACACGCTATAAAGCTCGCTGCCGACGGGTCAACGACTATTTTCTCAATCTCATACCCGTTTGCCAGCTGCTCAATTTCAATATAATATTCCTCATCTGTCTTTTGCTTGCTCTTCTTTCTGCCGTCATAATAAAATTCCTTTATACGCGTCGCAGTTTTGCCGTGCAGGCACCAAAGGCCCGCAGAAAAGGGATTTTGTGTGCCATAGTCAATGGAAATAAAATACCGTCCTTTTTTAGGGACGGTATCATCAATTAAAGTCTTTACATCGACATCATACACTATGCCGTCGGCGGCAACCCATTGCCCCAAAATAAAGCGATTGTAGAAAACGCCTGTGTACATGCTCTTGTAGCGGTCAATAATTTCGGGCAATAGCGACGGGTTGTCCGTCAACTCAAAATGCAAATGATAGATTCGATGCTTTTCTGCCTTGCAAACCCATTCTTCATAAAACCAGTGCATTGGACTGTCAGGATTGCAGTTAAACCAAAATTTTGACCCAGCGACGGAACATCTTGCCAGTGCCTGCTCCACAAATGATCGCGGCATCAAGGCAACCTCATCGAGCAAAACTCCGCTGAGTGTCATGCCCTGAATCAGTGCCGCCGAGCTTTCATCCTTTCCGCCGAACACATAATAATAATTAACTCGCCTTTCTCCGTTTGTTTCTCGCGTAATCGTCAAGAGTTTGACCGATCTCGTGTATTTTAGATCATAATATGCTTTAACATCCGTCATGCCGAGCAACGGCATTATTATATTTCTCTCTGCCGACTGGACAGTTTTTCCGCAAATGGCAAAAGTATTTTCGCTGAAAAATCTCATTGACCAGTATACGAATGACGCAATCATACAAATTGTTTTTCCGGAGCGAATAGCCCCATCACATATAATACCGTCATATTTATCATTATCGCGATGACACCAGCGAAATATTTCTTTTTGCTTTGGCGACAATGTTGTTATTTTCATTTGTTGTCACTCTCCAGTGCTTCGTAAAGCTTTGACAAATCCCCTTGCTTTGCTGGCGTCGCCGCCTGTTTATTAGTTGCAAAACCCGCTCTGTCAAGAATATCTTTTGCCGCGGCAATCACGTCTCGATCATCAGCATACTTTTTCGTCAAAATACCGCCAAGTGCTTCTGCCGCATCGACGGCATGAAACAAAAACGCTTTTCGTAAATCTTCAGCAATCTTCTCTTCGCAAGAGTTTATATATGACTGGACATCTTCGCGTGCTAACAATTTGCTGGCCGTAACCGCTGCCGAACGCTCTTTGTAGCCTGCTGCAATGGCGGCATCTTTGCCCGCTCCACGTTTGCAATGCCTCTTTATGTATTCGTCTGCAAAAAGCCGCATGCGATCATTCACGCCACCACCTCCCGAAAAAGCTAACTTTGCACTTTGCCTTTATTCTGTCGCGCGCGTGAGTTGATTAGCTTTTTTTAGCTTTTTAGACTATCCTTTTCAGATTATTTTTCAATGTGGAGAAAAACGAGTTATAAAAATCGAACAGTTCCGCTGATTTCTCCAAGCGGAACTGCTCAACTTTTGGATTTTCGTTAAGATTTGAGGACGATTCGATAACAAACTTTCCGGCATCGGTATCGAAAAGCATCACCTTGGAATGGTTGTTGTGCATGCTCACGGTCCAACCGTTTGTTTGGAATATGTAGGTTATCTGTTCGAGATATCCATAACCGCGATTATGCTCGCAATTGTCTTTCATCGCACCGCCGACGAGCAAATCAACTTTGTCTAATCTGCCGTCGTTGTGCAGACCGTCAAGCATTTGCGCCTGCCGAACACCGACGCGCAGCGTTGACGCAAACAGACTCTTTATGCGCGTCTGACCGGCAATCCAAACGATAAAGGCAATCGAGCTGAACCCGCCGGATGTAATATACACAAAGCTTTCGCCTTCTGGAAGCTTTGAAGTCAGGTCTTCTATTATCGCGTTTTCACGCATAATGTTAAAACTCTGCCGCTTTTTGGGCTGAGTAAATACTTTGTGCTCCATTTTTTCACCATGAAAAAAGCAGCCTCAAAAGGCTGCAAAAAAAGTTTTATCAAACTCATGTTCGATAATAATATCACATACGCAATCGATCCGCAAGCACAAAATATTAAAAAATTAAGTTTCTGAATTTTGCACAAATAGAACAACAGTACAGCGATAAAATTAGGCTATTCGAGCACTAGAGAATGTGTCCGATTATATTGAAATTTTTTCGAAAAGGGCTTATAATTTTTTCCGGGAAAAGTTTGGCAGCGCAGCAGAGGAAAATAGGATATCGAAAGGTGTGTCTATCTTGTCTCTGCCAATAGTCGTCTTTATCACGTGGATCGTCTTCGGCTCGTCACCAATAAAAGCCGCTGTAATTTCTATTTTGGAGATCGCTGCCGCTGTTGTTGAAAATCTGCTTCACAAAAAACATCCGCAGAATGAGCCACAATCGCCTAATCTCAAAAAAATCATATCGCTCTCCATGACAACTGCATTGTATTTCCCGTTAGCACTGATCATTATATCGACGATCATTAACACAAAATCATCGAGCTCTCTGCCGAAAGAGATCTGGGAAGTATCGATAAAATACTTCAATCTCTTTAGTACGATTTCCTCATTAAAGGAATTCGTAGACGGCGTCTCTGCGCTACTGTCTCTGTCTATGAGCGTCGTGAGCGTGTAGAAAAGCACCGCGGTCACCCCTAATGACCACGGTGTTAGATACGCAACAACAAAAGCAATACTTCCGTCGTGTTCTGTTGCGCGCCCTTTTCCTCAATAATGTCCTCACCATACAGTTGTGGTGAGGACATTTTGCACCACATAAAAATTCTTCTTTGTGTAGCCTGATTATATTAACACATAACACCACTTATGTCAAGTCTTTTTTTGTTTTTTTAGCTCTTCTCACCTAAAGCCCCGCTATTTATGACGCCGCGGGGCAGGCGTGTGTGAAAGGGGACATAAAAATGAAGAATAGAATATCGGTACATTCTTCAGCTTAAAGGTTAGCACATATGTGTGTGCCATGTGTGCCAACTTTTAATTTTTCGCGATAAATCTGTAACAGATATGCTTGACGCTGTAAGAACTACTACCGATCTTATCCGCCACATCTTCCCACTTCAAGCCATCCACGAATCGCAGCGTGAATATCTGCCGGGTCAGGCTGTCGGGAATATCCGATATGTAGCGTTCGAGCCTGGCGCGCTCATATATGCGCTGCTCGATTTTAGCTTGGATAACATCCTCAAGGTCGACTATTTCAGCCACGCAGCGTTCAAGCGCGTTTTCGGGATTCGGATTTCGCGGCATACCGTCGTAGTCCGGCGACCTCGGGCACAGAAGATCCGCACGCAGCTCCGCAAGCCGCTCCCTGTCGAGCTCTATCTCCCTGTCCAAGTAATATAGCTGAGACAACTCTTTAAGCGTCATTTAACCGTCTCCTCTCGGCGTTTATCGTGTTTGTCGAGCTCTGATTGCAGACAATGCCGGAACGGGCACAGCGGCCTCTCCACGCCTGTCTGTACGAGGAACACACAGTGCTCGTTCGGGCAAATCTCAGACACTGATGTCACCGCCCCTCATGATATCCACCGTGCATAAAGCTCGCCAATCTTTCCGGCACATCTGCAAATTTGTCCCCATCGACACCCGCAAACACTACCGTTCCGACGAAGCTATGACCGCCTATATCGAGATTGTACGGCAGGTTCCAAAGTATGCCTTCCTCGTTGCAAATAATCACAAGACCTGATGCGAGTGTCACTGTCTCGATGTATCCGCCGACGATGCTCTGTAAAGTGCCGAGGTCGTTTGCTATGATCTTTATCTCCGGTGCTTTTCCCGGTTCTTTGATGATGACCTTTATTTTTTCTGCCATGATTTGTCTCACCTTTCTGCTTTGACTTTCTGTATTCGCGCTTTAAGTACGCGCATGACTGTGTCGTGTGTGGCTGCCCGGTCTCTGATAGCATCCATAACATCCTCATCGACTCCGCCCTGCACGACGAGATAATGGACATACACCTTGTCATACGGGGAGCCCTGACGCCACAGGCGGCATTTACCCTGATCGTTCAGTTCGAAGCTCCAATTCGGCGTAAACCACACGATATGCCTGCCGCCCGCCTGAAGATTAAGCCCGTATGCGCAGCTGCTCGGATGTACAAGAAGCACATCAATTTTGCCGGCATTCCACGCGTCTTCATCTTCTGTCCCGCGGTATACCCTCACCCGCAGTTTGGTCTTCTCAAGTGTGGCGAGTATGCGGTCGCGGTCGTGCTGGTAGCCGTAGAACGTGATGCACGGTTCGCCGCTCAGACTCTCAATCAATTCGAGATACGCCTCCAACTTCGCGTCGTGAATATGTACCACCCGGCGGTCATCGTCATACATCGCACCGGCACAGAACTGCTGCAGCTTTCCTGTCAGCACTGCCGCCGTGTTCGCGGTTATAACATCCTCGTTGATTTCCAGCAGCAGGTTCTTCTCAAAATCGCGGTACGCCTTTTGAGCTTTTGCATCAAGCACCACCGGAAGCTCGTGGCTTATGCAATCCGGCAATTCGAGATAGTCTTCCGCCTTCATGCTGACGCAAATATCGCTTATAGCGGACAAAACTGCTGTTTCCGCATCGCTCTTGGGCTTATAGTCCGTAAAGTGACCGCCGTGCGTGTTGGCGTCGAAGTATCGTGTCCTGAACTGCGTGATGTTTTTACCCAGCCGCGCGCCCTGGTCAAGTAACCAGACCTGCGCCCACAGATCCATTAGGCTGCGTGATGACGGCGTGCCGGTAAGGAGTACCGTCTTTTTGAAAAATCTGCGCACAAGCTTTAAAGCCTTGAATCTTTTGCTGCTGCCGTTTTTGAAGCTTGTGCTTTCATCAAGCACCACCATGTCAAACGGCCAATCCTGCTTGTAATAATCAACCAGCCAGGCTGTGTTCTCCCTGTTGATAACATATACGTCGGCAGGTGTATTCAGCGCGCGGATGCGCTTCGCGCTGGATCCAAGAACAGGAACTACGCGCAGATGCTGCAGGTGATCCCACTTCGCCGCTTCCTTGCTCCACGTGCCCTCCGCAACCTTTTTCGGCGCGATTACAAGCGCCTTGCAAATGCTCCAACGATAGTACTTCAGGATGTTGATTGCGGACAGCGTTATGGATGTTTTGCCGAGTCCGGGGCGCAGGAATAAGCCGACAGCCTCATCATTCACTATGCGCTCGATGCAGTATGCCTGGTAGTTATGCGGCTTATATTCCACCTGCCTGCACCTCTCTTACGAAATCGTCGGCTGCCTCCCTCGTGTCAATCAGCCGTACCGGAAAGCCGAGAGTGCTCAGCTCCTGATGCGCATGCTCCTGCAGCTTTCGTGCCTTTTTGCCGGGGGCTTTAAGCTCCACAAAATAAATCTTTCCGCCCGGGAGAAGCACAATCCTATCCGGCATACCATTTTGGCCGGGGCTTGTGAACTTCAGCGGCCAACCGCTCAACCGCGTTTTTACCGCCTTGCAGAAGTACTGTTCTATTTCTTTCTCAAGCATTGTTTCCCTCCTCCGGCAGATACCAAAACCAATTTGTCTCACTATCCTCATTTATGAGATGGAAGGTTTTCACACCTAATTTAACTCGAGCTTCTTTGAGCTCGCGCTTACTGTACCCGAGCTCCTTTGCTTTTGCGCGTATCGTGTCGCAAAGCACCGGATCTGAACTCGAGTCAAGCTCATTTTTCAACCATTCAGAACAAGTCATTTTTAAGCTCCTTTCGCGCGTCGCGTGTACATGTACACGTAACATGTACACATCAGGTGGATTAGAGAGTTTTTTTACTCTCTAACCCTCTAATTTACTAATCTTTAGTAATAAATGTTAGATTGTTAGATTTTTATATAAATTATTGATTTTCAAGGATTTTAGCTCTAACAACCAATTTAACATTCTAACAAAAGTGCCTTTTTTCAAAAAAAATGTTAGGAGCCGATTTTCTAACATTTTAAGCGCAAAAACTATTTGTTAGCGTAAATGTTAGTCTGTTTGTTAGACTTTTATAAAGCCCCTTTGTGTTCCATATGTCCCGCCAAAGTGCAATGTGATTGCCGATTTTTTCCATCCATTCGTTGCGGAAACAATCGCGTTTATCTCGCGAGTATCGGCGTTCTTCATTTCCTTTATACTTCCATCAAGTGCTTCACACCAGATTTCGAGCGCGCAAACTCTGTCACGTGAAACAAGGCTCAGACTGTCGTTACCCACGGTTGCACCGCTCCAGAACATACGACGTTTGTCCAACGGCCATTTGCTCCAATCCTCCGGCACCTTGCGTTCGAGGAATTCACGGATAATACCCTCTCGGCTCGATGTCTCACGGTGCTCTTCTTGCTTGGCTTTTGCGGCCTCTTCTATCGCTCCTGACAGATACAGCGGTTCTCCCGCCTGCCACCGCACAAGAGCCTCAGCCCATATCTGATCGCGTTCGTTGTCAAGATCCTTCCAGACGCTCTTTCGGTGCTGCTGTTCGCCCGTGTCTATCGGCCAGAAACGGCGATTGCCGGTGGTGTCCTGCAGGAAGTCGGAGTTATTCGTCGTGCCGAAGAATATACAACTGCGCGACAGTTCTTTGACATTTCGCCCGTATGCCGCTCTGAATCTGTCCGCCCGAAGGCTCAAAAACTGCTTAATACGGCTGACATCTGTACGGCGGAAAGCATCAAGCTCCGATACCTCCACGAGCCAAACACCCTGCAACAGCTCCGATGCCTCTTTGCCCTCAAAGGTGCGTATACTGTCGTTGAACCATCCGCAGCTCATTTTGTCGAGCAGCGTACTCTTTCCTATGCCCTGCGGTCCTGTCAGAATCACCATGCTGTCATATTTGCATCCGGGCGTCATTGCACGGGCAACAGCCGCAGTGAACGCCTTGCGGGTTACGGCGCGGTTGTATGCCGTGTCCTTTGCGCCAAGGTAGTCTATGAAGAGACTATCCAAACGAGGGACATTATCCCATTTACCGATCAGACCGCGCAAATAATCCTTTACATCATTGAATGAGTGCGAATTTGAATGGAGCGAAAGCGCACCGTCTATCTTTCCGTTGCCTGTTATCTTGTAGACCTTTTCGAGGTACCAGTACAAGCCGGCATTGTCGTTATCGTCCCACAGCCTGCGCTTGTCACGCTTATCCCAAGGGAGCGCCCCAAGCACCTCTCCGCGCCCGGCAAACTCGTTGAGTGCGAACTTTCCGACAAGCTGAGGGTCGTGTTCGAGCACTATACGCACATTGTCTATCGTGCCCTTTATGGCGCCGGTCTGTACATTCTTCTCAAGTAGTGTCATCCAGTCAACAGCGTCCTCTTCTTTGTCCGCTGCGACGCCCTCGAAGTCTTTGACTGCGCTCTCATAGCGCTCACGATCCATAAGTGTCGCAACGGCTTTCAGACCGCAGGCATATTTGCACATCTCGAGATAGGACGGCAGCCTGTTTGTCGGAGTGCCCGGCTGCGCTTCATCATCCAACTCAGCGTACTTGTGCAGGCGGACGAGGTCGAAAGCATTGACAAGGCGACCGCCGCAGGGGTCGGTGGCGTGGTGGCTGTATAAGAACTTGCCATCGTCATACAGCACCGCGCCTCCGGTCGTAGAGCCTCCGAGGTATGTATATCGTCCGGAAGCGCTGTCAACAGGCTCATATATTCCGGGGATGAGTTCATCCATCGCCCGTGGGATGTCGTAAACGCGGCAAAAAGCACCCACAGTGCCGTGTTTATCTTCGGGGTCACCCTGCTTGACTGCTAACTTCGTGAAAGCCTGCTGCCCCGGCAGAGCCGGCCATAGGGACACATCGTGCCAGTCCGAATATTGGGCAAGCACGCCGTCGGCAGACGCAAACGGCTTGTCCCCCACGAGATAGACATATTCGCTGTCCGCGCAGCAGCTCGGCCAATACATTAGTCGGCTCGGCTCAAAAGTCGTGGGATCTGTGAATTCAAGTCCGATAAGCTCCGCCATCTTGCGAGCTATCGGCTCATATTCATCCGCAGTTACTGTGCGGTCTAAAGGCAACAGCACTCTGAGTCTCGGCGCCGCCGGCTGATGCTTGCGCGTACTGTACACGCAATAGCCGCAGCCGAGTGCATCCACACGGCGCAGCACGTCATCCTTATGCCCCGCGGGTATGCTGTCGAGGTCGAGCGTGACAACATCCCTGCCTTGAACATTATTTGCTTTGCGGCGGTTGCCGAGCAGCGTACCGCCGACAAATCCGCCGACATCTTTCAGATCATCCTGCTGCGCCTTCTTGAGGTTCATATACTCTGCGAGACTCTCTGTGCCTCGCGCCGGCACTTTTAGCTTCTCCCACAGCTCCGATACAAGCAGGGTCTGCGGATTCCACACGATGGCGCGCCTGCTTGCACCGTAAGATATGGTTATTTTTCGGTCGTGTTGCATATCGTCTTCTCCTCGACCATTAATCTTTTTTGAAGAATCCCCCGACCCAGCCGTCAGCGTTGAGCGGTAAGCCTGGTGCCCACGGTATCGGTCGGCTCATTATATTTACGACATCGTCAAGCGTTGCAGTGTCCGCACGGCAGTCTATAACAACCTCGTCGTGGATGTGAAATACGACCGGTAAGCCCTCTTTCTCAAGGCTTTCAATAGCCTGCGCCAGGCAATCGCGCGCAACAGCTTGAACGCAATTCTCAACAAGCTTCCCGCCGTAGGTCTCAATGCGTTTCCACTTCTTTGTGGTCTGATCCATGCCCATATATGAAATGGACGGTCCGCCCCACTTGTTTTCTCCAATCTGCGGCGAGTTATAATACAGCTTTCGCCCGCTCGGAAGCAGAACAGTCAGATACTCGACCTCGTGCGCAGCATCATATTCACAAGACACAAGCAGCCTTCCGACGCCGACGCTGTATCCGGTACTTATTGCCTCCACCGCGGCGGAATTCATCTTGTACCAAAGGTCGCATATGCGCTTGTTTGTGTCGCGCCAGCGCTGCACTATATCGGGCAAATCATCTTCGGGTATACCCATATCGAGAGCGCCCATATTTATCAACGCACCCGCTCCGCCCTGATATCCAAGAGCGAGCTCCGCAACCTTGCCCTTTTGCCGCAGGGCGTACTCCGGATTGCCCTTTTTTATTCTTTCAATCGGTACGCCGAACATCTGTGAAGCTGACGCTTCGTAAATTTTGCCGTGGGTCTTAAAAACCTCGAGCCGCCACTGTTCCCCCGCCAGCCACGATATTACGCGCGCCTCTATTGCGGAGAAATCTGCATCGATGAGGACATTACCGTCCGACGCAACAAATGCAGTGCGTATCAGCTGTGACAGCGTATCCGGCACACTGCCGTAAATCAGTCTCAAATTGTCAAGTTTGCGCTGCTTTACGAGATTTCTCGCGAGTTCAAGCGGCTGCGTGTATGTTCTCGGCAGGTTCTGAACCTGTACCAGGCGCCCTGCCCATCTGCCCGTTCGGTTGGCGCCGTAGAATTGTAGCAGCCCCCGAACGCGCCCGTCAGGGCATACAGCCTGCTCTATCGCATCATACTTTTTCGTGCTCGTCTTACCGAGCTCCTGCCTTATCTCAAGCATACGCTGCACCTCCGGAATATCCGGTGCTTGCGCTATCATCTTTGCAACGGTATCTTTCCGCAGATCTGTAACCTCTTCCCCGGTCTCCTGCTCAAGCCAAGCGGAGAGCTGCTGCACGCTGTTCGGATTACTCAGACCGGATATTCGAACAGCCTCTTGTGTCAGCCGCTCGCGCACGGTTGCGCCTATTTCAAGCGCGCCGTTCACCATTTCCATGTCCACAGCTACGCCTCGGGCGTTGATGAGAAGATCTGTCTCCCACTGCCTCTGCAGCCAGTCCGGCACGGTAATCAGAGAAAGACGCCGTTCAATTTCCATTTCGGTCGTCACATCCTGGGCGTTATATTCTTTAAACAGCTCCCATCGCGCCGGGTCATGGTTCGGCAGATTTCTGCGCCTGCCGCCGTTGCTCTTCGTCGGCGTGCAGGGCACGCAAAAATACCGTATCAATGCTTTGCCGGTGCTGAGTTTACGCTTATCCTCCGGCAAACCCAGGGCGCGCCCCGTGGCATCAAGTCCTGCGGGGTATCCCGCATAAAGTCCGTGAAACATAGTGCAGCGCCACTGTTCCGGAGGCAGCTGCCTCCCCATAAACTTGGAGAGGCAACCCCATTCAAACGCTGCGTTGTATGCGTGCTTCAGACACTGAGGATCGCACAGCGCATCCAATACCCAGTCGGGCAAAAGCTCGCCCTGTGCTATGTCACAGCACACGGACGGAGCGCCGTTGAGAGAATAGGCGAAAAGCAGGATCTCGAAATCCGGGCTCGCTATATATTTTTGAGCACCGGCTTTAGCTATCGGCACACTTGAGAATGTCTCGAGGTCGATACTTAAATGATCCATTTCTTTTTCTGTCTCCTTACATAGGCTGTCCGGTTATCGGGTTTATTTTAGGAGCAAATGCATTTGTCGCAGGCTGTGCTGCGGCGAAGCTCTGACCGAGACCCTCAAAGTCTGCGGCGGCGGAGGCTCCTCCCCCGAGGGGCTCTCCGTCACGAGTCTTGAGCACATTGCCGAGACCGCATCCGACGCCCTTGCTTCCTGCGCTGTCATACGGGAAGAAATTTACGGTTACGCGAGCGTACATTCCGCTATAAATGTCCGATGGTGCAAGCTCGCAGTTGATGTTATCGATGCCGACAACCTGCGGCTTGTTCTTGGTTGATGCGGTGATAACAAAGTGACCTTTGCACTCATCGCCATAGGGCAGCCCGGATTCACGCAGCCCATCGCCGTCGTGGAGCAGTGTCTTGGGTGCCGGATGCGCTCCACCCCATTTGCTGCTGACGCCGTCATCATACGCTGCCTGCATTGATGCCTGAATGTCTGCGATGGTCGCGGTGTCCGTCTTAGGAATCAGCAGAGTTACGCTGTATTTCGGGTCTCCACCCTGCTTGGCAGCGCGTGCGGTAATGAGGTTGCAGTAAGAGAGTCTGACCTCGCCGGTAAGTACTTTTGTTTTAATGTTCTGATACATGGATATATCCTCCTGTTGTAAATTTAGTCGTTGATTTGATAGCCGCTTTCACGGAACTTTTCATTGAAGATTTCGCACACGGATTCAATCTTTTCGAGCTTAGCCAGGCACTTTTTCACTTGCTCTGCGAGCCGTTTATTCGAAAGTTCCTGTTTTCTGATAGTCTTCTTGTCTGTTGTCACAGTACCATTTTCCCATCCCGGTGCTTGGTATAAGTCGGAGTAGTTTTTCTTGGCCGCGGCGACCTCTTTTCGACAATCTTCGCGGCGCTCACGTAAGTGTTCACTCATGCGTACTATCGCGCCGGCATTTTCTCGGGACCACTTCTGCGCCAGCGCAAATAGGCTTTTGATTTTTGAGTCCGGTGCATTCTCGAAGAACGCCGGATAAATAACGACGACACCGTTACTGTGGTGGATAGAGAAGTTCTTCGCATTATCCATTTTCAACACCTGCAAAGTCTGCCGCTGCCGAGCTGTATGGTTCGCGCTTATCCGACTCCGGCGCGAGAGTAGGCTTTCCGAGCGGTTTGACAACAAAGCTGCCGAGCTTATCAGCGAATTCCGCCTTGCCCATGAGCTTCTCAAGCTCAGTAAGAGTCTTTGGCTTGCGGTCATATACAAGGGATTCATCATAACCGGCAGCAATTGCCGCAGCGAGCGCGGCGTCCTGGTCGCTGAATGTTCTTACGCTTCTTCCGGCGACGGCTTTCCATCCGGGGATAGAATCCCCGCGGATAAGAGCCGAAAGAGCATAATCCTCGAGGTCTTTATACCACTTCACGAGATTTGCCCCGCGAACGAGACATTCTCCGATTTCCGCGTCTGTTAGGGTAAGTAGCTCGCGCTGCTTGATTTCTTCCAGCGCAAGGTTCTGCTCCGCTCTGGCTCGACAGGTTGCACGGGCTCTGCAGAAGCGACACCACTCGCCGGCACAAAACTTACCTTCACCCGAAAATGCTTCCGCCGCTATCGGCTTAATACTCTCGCCCCATGCACGCAGTTCTTCAACGGTGATTGTTTCGGTGCTGACCTCAGACCGGATCCTCGGCTGGTCAATGGTCATACTGACAAATTTTATAGTGTCTCCAAACACCGGCGCGTATCGTTTCAGCGCACCGAGCGCATAAAGCCTCATCTGCGGGTTATTTTCTGCCGAGACCGGAACGCCTTGACCGTGTTTATAGTCCACAATGCTCAGTGTGTCTCCGCCTATCATGATACAGTCACAGGTGCCGTACCCATCCGGCACATAGTCGCCGAAGTCAACGCACACTTCTGCCGCCACATTCGGACGGGTGCAGTACTGCATGGCTCTTTCGGACAAATGCTCTATATACAAATCAGAGGTTTTGTCCATCTCGTCGTTATAGAGTGGAGCTGCCTTGAGTTTGTTGAGCTTTGTCGTAAAAGCCCGCGGCTTAATCTGCATGGTGAAATGCTTAATCACTTTGAGCTCGCATATTGCGTGCGCAAGTCTACCCTCTTCGGCATAGTGCGAGTTTGTTTCGGGGAACTGCGCTTCAAGCCTCGGTGCAGCGGTGCAGTGCAGCCAACGCGCAGCGGATGAAGCTGACAGCAGTGCATGTGTCTCAGGTGGCATATTTCTCAACTCCCTTCCTCTATGACGTCCACGAAGTTCGCTTCCGCGTTAATCTGAACGCAGCGTCTCTCGTTCTTTGCAGCGGTGTGTACTGTCAGTTCTATACGGTTCTTCATCTTTTATATTCCTCCTATATCTGAGCGCCAAGGGCACGCAGCTTGCCGGCCACAGCGCCATATGTCTCGGGCTTAAGGTCTGTGATGGCGTTCACGCCGAAGTCAGCAAGCAGCTGCAGGAGCTCCGGCATCTTACCGGCGTCAACGAGCGTTGTTCCGGCATTCGCGAGCATCTCCACGGTGTACTGCGGCGCAGAGGTCGGTACCGTTGATGTCACGGGGTTAACCGAGGGCGTGACGGTCTGAGCGGGCACCTGGTCAGCCGGAAGAGGCGTTACCTGCACTGCCGGTGCCTTGGGCGTCGCTATTACCATTTCCGGGCGCTTGCTGTCTCCGCCAATAGCGGTCGCGAGCTTCTCAAGCACTGCGACGAGTTCCGTTGTCGGGGCGATAGTTACTTTCATTTCTAACATTTTCAAAATCCTCCTTAAGGTTATATGTTGTACAGTCGCATCTCTCTCCGGGGTCAAGATTGGCTCCGCAAAGAGGGCAAGTGTGATAGTAAGGCATATTGACAATCCTCCTCGGGTTGTGCTATTTTAGTAGTGTGTTATTTCGCACAGCCGTCTTCGCTGCCCACTCAGCGTTGGCGGCTTTTATAATATGCGCAGCCGTCTTCTGTCGGCGGCGAACTGCGGAAAATCCCGGTCTCGTGGGTGTACATACACGCCGTTCCGTCCCAGTCACCGCACGGAGCCGAAAGTCTGCGACGCCAGTCACAGCTGTTGCATATCACCATTTTGCGCCACGGGCCATTTCTCTGGCGCTTCGGCGTCGGCTTGGATTCCGATGTTTGTTTTTTGTCTGTCAGCCCCGCGAGATAGTCCATAGACACATCAAAGTGTTTGGCTATACGCACCAAAATAGGTAGCGTGGGGCTGCACAAACCATGTGCATACGCGGATACGGTGTTTTTTGCTGCGCCAATCGCTTTTGCAAGATCTTTTTGCGTGGTTTTTGTGTCGCGTATCAGTTCACGCAGGCGCGCGGCAAAGACTGCCGTTTCAAGTTCCCTTGTCGTTGACCTTTTCATGTTTAGGCACCTCCTTTATGCACGGCTTCAGCAATTTAATAACCTCATCTGACAGACTGCAAAATTCGTCTTTGTCCACGCCGGCAACGATGATTGTTCCGACAAAATCGCATCCGCAAAATCTACAGTTGTGTGGCAGTCCTAACAAGTTACCTTCTTCATTACAAATAATGACGGCGTCCGTCGATATCGTGACGGTTTCGATATAACCGCCAACCGTTCTCTGTAGGTTCTCCAGCGTGTTTGATATCCACACCACTCTCGCAGGTTTTCCCGGGTCTTTTACTATGACCTTAATTTTTCTCTTCACGGTGTTTTGCCTCCTTCCTGATTTTCGCGCGGACTCTATCCTCAAACGCGATGAGCCTATCTTCTCTGCAAAATCCGTAAAGCAGTAGTAATATACCGATGATTTCTATCGTTGTCCGTATTGCAAAATTCAAGGCCATAGTTCAGCCCTCCTTCTTTCTATATATCGGTCGCATATGCTATTATCACGGTCAAAGCCGTTAACCACCCCAGCACCGCCTGTAAACGTGCATATTTTAAGTTCTTAGGATTATCATCCAATTCCGGTATAATAAGCCCAATTAAATTTGTGAGCATACAATAGCTTGAACAAATTATCGGTATAAGAAGTAGCTTATTCATTCCCCTGCCTCCCCGAAGAACCTATGTCCGCCGATAGTGCAGACATAGGTCTGCGACTCGTGCCATAAACTCTGACAGAGTGCCGGAGCATAAAAATAAAGTATTTCGCGATCCGTAGCGGTCTCGCCGGCATCAAAGACCGCAGCGACGGCTTCCCTCGTCTCTGCGTTCGGTTCTACCCTGCGGTCGGTGTAACCATACTCCTCAACTATCTCCGCGGGGCGTTTGCCGGTCTTTTCACACGTATTTAAAATGCACTGTGAGACCGCCATTTTGCCATCAAACGGCTCGATTCCAGATTCAGCCATAACAACCTCGCATATAAGCTCTCGCTCGTCTGCGGTCAACCGGTAGCGTGCTGTGGGTATCTGCGCCGATACCGTCAGCTCGGGCGCAATAATCGGTTCTGTCTCCGGTATCGTGATTTCTTCAGGAACCGCTGCCGCCGCGAAAAGCAGGACAAGCGCCAGCACTGCGGCAATTGTTAAAAATCCTTTTGTCATTTTGATGTCTCCTTTCTGTTTTTGCCCTTAGCTCACCATAAGACCAATGTCTCCGCGCTTGAACTGCTCAAGCCGGTCAAGCCTAATGTAGTACGAGTACGACCCGCTCGGATTTTTGATCGCGATACAGAAGGTGCATTTTCCCTCCCTCGCGAGCAGACGGATCTGATGCGGCGGTATGTAGATAACCTCTCTCAGGTACATTGACGCCTCGTCGACTGACATAAGTGCCATTTTTTTACGCATGGTGTTTGTCTCCTTTCACGAGAGCGCTTTCAAGAAGCGTTCTTTTCCTTTTACAGTGACAAGCATCTGAACGCCTGTCCAGTCGGTCTTATCGTTGTATGTCTCCTTGACGGTGAACAGCCCGGAATCGACATGTTCCGCATAGGGCATCAGCCTGCCGCGCTTGTCGCGGTAAATGTACTTGTGGTCTATAAGCCACTTTACAAAGTCGTTCTGCTTCAGTCCGAGAAGCTTTGCCGTCTCTCTGACACCGGTAAGACTCTCGCGGTCGCACAGACCGTCAAAATATTCCGCTTTCGGCTGCATAATGGCGTTCTGAACCGAGAGGTTAGCGTTTATAGTTTTGAATCTCTCAAGCCTTTCCTCAGCCATTCTGAGGGCTCTTGACATCACCGTCTCGGGCGAGTTCCACTCTCTTTCGAGCTGCAAGAAATACTGCCTCGCCTGCTTGCCTTTCTCGTTGCGCTGAAGCATACATATTTCTTTTGCCATGTCGATTGTGAGCTGTGCATCCTGTCTCGACTTTCCCGGAAGTCCGTCAGACCTATTGGACAAAAATGTCCGATAGTCCTCGTCCTCAGTAAAACCGTATTCGCACATTCTCGGAAACCATTTGTGAAATGGGGTTTCTACTTCCAAGAATCCGTGCAGGTCTCTTGCTAAGACCGTCGGTCTGTCGCTTTCATAGTTGATTTTGATTAACTCGTTCATTTACAAAGCTCCTTTCATGCAGTTGTTTTATTTCTTTTTGTGTGATATAATTTTTTTAATTTCTATCAAAGCAGGTGCAAATCGTGAACCCAATAAAAGACAGCCATTTCAAGCATCAAGATGTGCCCAAAAACATTCGCCAGTATGAGCGCCGTATGCGAAAGATACTCATGTGGATATTAGAGGGGAAAGAGCTTCAAGAGCTCTCCCCGTGGGATTGCGAAATACTTGACGCCTGCTTATCCAAAGGGTACATAGCCAGCAATCTCCGTACCGTTAGGACTGCCGATGGGAGCATCTTTTTTGATTTATCCGGAGATGCCAAACTGACGCACGCGGGATACGAGTATCTTGCGAAAATCGACGCGGAGTCCAGAAGCCGTAAGGCAATTGTTATTTCTGTGCTTGCACTTATCATTTCCGTCGTTCCTTTGGTAATTAATTATGCGGTTGCTCCGATACTGGAGTGGCTTTCCAAACGCTGATACCCTTCGACGCGCCTACATCTTCCGTAGCATTCGGAATGTCAAGCAAGACATCGTTAGATACAAGTTCCAGTGTCAAGGTAGGCCAATTGCCGCCCTTGTGATGAAATGTAACACTGCGGACTGATTGTCCTATCTCAACACCGCCCAACTTTACACTGCTCGTCAGACCCGTGTTCGGATTGACTCTTATTTCGATTTTATTCATCTCTTTACCTCGCTTTTTGTTGTTTTATTTCTTTTTGCGTGATATAATTTTGTTGTAGGCTTTAGGGAGGTGATATCACGACCAATTCTGAGATTGCTCTCGAGCTTGTAAAAATGTTTCAAAATGACATAAGATCTGAAATTCGTCACTCCGATGGGGATTCTTTTGACAAGCGCAAAGAGTTATACGTCAAAACGTATCTTTACTTTCTTGAGAATCTTAACAATAGCACCGAAGTTAAATAATCAGGCGTGGTAACACAAAGATTCAAAAACTCTTACCATAGCGAGCGTTATGTCCGCTAAATCTTCAGGCCTACACTCTTTTGACTTCTGGGCGAGTAGTTGCAGCTGCTCGTTCAGAAGTTTCTCTGCGGTCTCAAACTTTTTCATTTCTTCATCTCCTTTCTCAGTTCATTTCAGGAAAGTGTTAATTACCCACTGCGCCAGCAGTGCCCCGAGCACTCCCGCGAAACACCCGAGTAAGATTGATACGACTGCTATTCTCGTTTGGTGCTTGCCGTCGCTCTTTCTTGCTCGGATTTCGTTTTCCGCGCGTTCAAGCTCAAGGTCTGTCATCTTTTCACCACCCTTTTTTTGTTGCGTAACGCAACTAATTAAGCAAAAAAATATGCGCCAAAGTCTAACGCTGATATTCCGAGCGTTTCCGCTATTTTATTTGCCTCGTTCAACGTCAGCTGTCTATTGTTGTTGATTTTCAAGCAACACGTCGCCTGTGTTATGCCTAAAATATCAGCTAGGTCTCTCTGAGTTACATTTTTTTCTCGCATAAGTCCCTTGAGTTTCTGAGAGTTTATCAT